TTTATAATATGTTTAATTTTATTTGGTCTAATAGAAAACTCATAAATTGGAAAAAAATACTAACATTCAAGAAAGTATTGAGCAATTATTAGAACTTAGAAAATATAAACCTGATTATAAACCAAACAAAGAGAATATACAGCTAACCATTGGAAATAAAGTGGCTGGCGTTTCCTCTAGCTATCTTGTGTTTGGTGGTTTGCCAAAAGCTGGCAAAAGTTCGTTCCTCAATGCGTGTATAGCGTCGGCATTTGTACCGTACGATATTTTTACTATGAAATTAACTTTTCAGGAAAATAGGCATAAACTATGTTTATTTGATACTGAAAGCAGTGATTACGATTATTATAAACGTATTGAAAGCATAAAAAAGTTTGCTGATCTATCAAATATGCCTAGTTCATTTGACAGTTACCAGGTAAGAGAAGATAGTGCAGGTATGATCCGTAAAATGATAGAAAAATACCTGGAATTAAACAAAGATTGTTCTATCCTGATAATTGACGGATTGCTTTCAATTATTACAAATTACAATGATGAAACGGAAAGTAGTTTGCTTACCAAGTGGCTTATGAAAATAACCAAAGTATATGATTTATTAATTATTACAGTATTGCACTTTAATAAGTCAAACGATCACACTACAGGCGTTATCGGTAGTCATTCGGATAGATTTGCTCAATCAACTTTTGACATTAAAAAAGTTAAGGAAAATAATACATTTGTAATGAGTTCCAGGTTTATGCGTTCCGATGCTGATTTTGATCCTATTACATTAATGAATTTTAATGGAACTTTACAACAGGTAGAAAATGAAAGTGTACAAAAAAAGACTGGCAAAGCCTCTGATCTGGATGACATGGAACTAAAAAGAATTTGTAAATTAGTATTAATGTCGCCTTTACTTTATAGTGAAATGATTGATGAAATAAAGGAACGAACTGCGGAAAGCAACACTTATGCAAAGAATTTAGTAAAAATATGGATCAATAAATCAATGATTATAAAAGATCAACAAACTAAATATAAGACAAGATAACTTTTTTAACTTTTATGAAAAAACTAATATTATCTATTAAGTTACTATTAACCTTTATTTGGGCATCTATATTTGTGCTATTTGTGATAATTTGGGTATTGATTGAACATATTATTGAGCAATTTAAAATACGATATATATGATAAAAATTATTGTAATTATTATTATTTGGGAATTATTAAAATCTATTATTTATAAACTATTAAACGATTAATTATGAACATTAAAAAAATGTATTATCTAGGTTACTGGATATTTGAAATTGCAGGTGAATTTGTTGTCAGCATTGATAACACAAGTCATAAAACATTAACCAGTGCTAAAGCGCATATTGATTATTTATGTAAATAAAGAGAGCCGCCTTTTTAGGGCGGCTCATTGAATATATTTACTAACATTCAATACCTTACGGCAACTTTTTTCACCACAAATATAGGAAAAATGAATTACACACAAAAAATTTATTTTATTATCCAGGATCGTAAAATGGCAGGTTTAACTGACCTGGTACAAATAACTAAATATAAACGCATAACTATACTACGTGCAATTAGTTATTTACTGATCAATAGAAAAATAAGATCAATAGACTTTTTAGGTACTAAGTATTTTGTAATAAACCCTAAATCCTTATAATATGGCAAAGCCGCTATATACAGCGATTGTTTTCTTTGAAAATGATACTAATGTAAGGAAGTATAGAAACATCTCAAATTTGGGCAGTTTTATGCTGTTTTTAGCCAAAATACAGGCACATTATTGTAATCTATATGAAAAGGAAACTGGTAATTATTTTAAGAGATTATATGTAAAATAAAAAAGGGGTATAAAAATACCCCTCGCCCTTTAATGCTTAAACTCAATCTATGTAACACAACCTATGAAAGAAATAGTTTTTTTTCTGCTGCTCTTCTATTTTTTAGTCCTGGACTAACTTTGCCACCTGCATATATCCATTTATCAAATTGTGCTGATACTGTGTTTTTATCTGCACCGTTATTTAATAACTTTAATAAAGTGCTATCTAGCAATGCGCCATTGCCTACATTATAAGCAAAGCTGCTTAATGCTATTAATTGATTGTCATTAATAGGTACTTTTACCATTTGCATAACCTGGTCAAAATTAGATTGTGCCTCTAATAATAACCAACGCTTTGCGGTAGCCTGGTCAATTATATCCCCTTTTTGTACAGGTCGGTTTTTATCCCAATTAAACCCTGATCCATAACCTACTGACCATTGTTTATAGTCAAATTCAGCTACAGGAGTAAAATTTTCTAACCCACCAATAAAATTGAATAGCTTATCGCTTAATGCACCGAATTTAGTATTTGTAAGGCTTTGCGCCAATTTTGTTCTTAACATATATAATACGATTACACTAACAACGGCAGTTGCTAATATCTTTTTGTTCCTGGTCATTATTATTTGTTATTATCACTATCTTTTGCACTTGCACCCATTAAAAAGGTACTGATCCCTGCAACAGCCTGGCTAATTACTTGAACTTTGCCTGTACCATTAACCGCGAAATATCCTGCAATAGCTGATAATAAACCGAAAATCGTTGTTTTAGCGTTTTTCATTTGTCTAATTTTTTAATTTTCTTAATGTTGTAAATGATTGTAGTAATTCCGACACCTGCTGAAATTAACCAAAGACCGTATCTGCTCATTGTATCGACTTGAAATTCTGATAAAATGAAAGTACAAAAAGTAAAAAAAGATCCACCTATAGAGTTATGATCTAGGTTATTATTCATATTGAAGTTACTTAGTTTCATTGATTTGCTTTGCTATAGTATTAAAGGCTTCTGCCACCTGAATAGCTGTGTCAATATTTGGTATGATACCTTTTTTAACACTTTCGTCTATTAAGGCTTTAATAATTTCTAAGGCTTTGTTGGTTTCCATATTAGATTAAAGTTAAGTTTAATTGTGTTGCACCCCATTGATACGCGTATGCGTTACTGTCTGGACTTGTACTATATGCCTGGTAATCAAAACCTGTTAAAGTCAAATTTCCGTCTGCTAACTTTATGTCAGTATTTGATAATAATTGATAATAAAAAATACATTGTGTACTTAAATCATCGCTAATACTTGTCATATTAAATAAAGTAGCTTGTATCATTTGACCGTTGTACCATATTGATACTGGTTGTATTTGTTTCATATTAATTAATATTATTGCGTTCTAATTTTTCGTTTAATTCTTGAATTGCTTTGACCAATGTAGCTATTATAGGGTTAAAATTTAAACCAATAAAATCTTCACTTTCAACGTATGCTTGCGGTATAAATTCTTTTACTTCCTGTGCAATAAATCCTAAATGTTTATCAGTATTTACTTCATTTTTCATTCTATATAAAGTTGGTTTCAAACCTAAAATAGCGTTTAAACCAATATTAGATAATTCAAAATCTTTCTTTTTATTTATATCTGATAATGGAGTATATACACCAGTAGAATAATTTATTGAAGCAATATTTGAACTTCCGTTATAAAAATAAAAAGTTGCACCTGTCATATATAATCCCCCAAAAAGTGAACTACCTGTCCTATTTTCAAAAAAGAAACCTGCACCGCTTCCATTTGATCTAACTGATCCTGTTATTTGTAATTTATCTCCACCGTCAGTACTACTACCAATTAACATATTACCGCCACTTGTAATTGCCATTCTTGGAGTACCTACTGTTAAATCATAAATAACATAACTATTTGTACCTACGTCTATTGATAAACCTGTTAAATATGTTTTATTTAAATTTGTATAAATTGCATAACAATTATTTGATGTAGTACTATTTAATAAAATATTTTGATCACCACTACCATTAACTACTAATCTACTTGTTGGGGTTGTGGTTCCAATACCTAAATTTCCACCATTTAATATAAAATTTGTACCATTATATCCAAAATAATTAGTTCCTGTACTTCCAAAATATAAATATGATTGACTTGCAGCTCCTCTACCTACTAATCTAATTGAATTAGCTATGGCATTATTTACAAACTCTACATCTTCATTTCTTAAAAAATAGTTTCCGTCAGTTGCAGTTCCCTCAAATGATACACCTGTTAAAGCATTTGTAGTACTATTAATACTTAAAGCATTTGTTGCTAAACCATTATTATATATATCAAAGCTATTAGCACCTGCATTGTAAGTATTACCTATACGCCATTTACTTGTACCTGCATTTTGAAATTGCAAATAAGCATTGTTTGTGCCTGTACCGTTAAATTGTGCGTTTGTACCTGTAGCGTGAATATCTAAAGGCGCACCTGGACTATTAATACCAATACCTAATCGGTTATTAGTGTTATCCCAAAATAAATTGGCATTTTTTTGGCTTACCAATCCACCTGTACCACTAAATAAAACTGATCCTGATGTTAACGCTGTATCAGTTAAACTATCAGTACTTAAACCGCCTGCGGTAATTACAATCCCTGTAGCAGTTGTATTTCCGTTTGCTGTTACACTTGCTAACGTTCCACCGCCCACACCTGCGTCAGCTATTAATGACCAGGCTGAGCCTGTGTCCTCGAATATTTGTCCTGTGTCGGTACTTATAAATACACGACCTGCAAAACCAAACGCAGGTCTATTTGCGTAAGTATCGCTATAAAAGGCAGGAGTACCTTTTTGGTTTAATATTTCATAATATACCTTAACTGACATATCTTATACGTTTAAATATCTTTTACGAACTACTACTACATTGTTTCCTGTAGTCGATGATCCAAAATTTACGAAAAATCTTTGATTTGTATATTCCCCTTGATTACCTGCAATTTCAAATTGCTGATTTGGTGCCAAAGTAATATTTTCAATCTTTACAGTACTGGTGCCATAATTAATAAAAGTCATTCCATTATAAGGATATCCACCAACGTATTGGCTCGTATCAACTGTATAAAAGTCAACTTCATAATTTAAGGCTGTTACTTTAATATCTTGCATGTTATATTATATTAGGTATTCCTTTAATTGCATAACGTACTGTGTATGCTGTTTGTATTGGCTGTCCTGCTGCGTCCAATGTTTGTTCAATGGCTGCGCCTGTATTAGTATTAATTAATGCAGGTACCCCTAAATCATTTATTGGCACAATACCCTGCGGCAAAGCATTTGACGTAGGATTTGGAGCCGTCGGATAATCGGTTTTATTTTGCTTTTGCTTATAAAAATAATATATAGCTGCACCAATCAATCCGAATAACACAATATTTGATGTTTTCATTTTTCATTTTTTATGATAATACTGATCCTGTAGGTATATCCAACGCAACGGCAGGTGCTAAAAATTTAACAGTATCCCATTTATCCCATGCGTTTGCGTTCCACCAACCCTCAGCAATTGGCAATTTTTGACCTGCATGTAATAAATACACGTCTGCTGCTGTTCCAAACTTTACGTAATCGCCTTCAGCTAATCCTGCTGGGTAAACATAATTTGTTGATGCAGTTTTAGATACTACTACAGTATTTGTAGTCATAGGTACTTTTATTCCTGTGCCACCTGCTGGTAACATTGGACTTACTACTGTTGTAGTTTGTGGTTTTCTTAAAAAGAAATACCAAACGGCTGCGGCTGCTGCGCCTCCTATTAATAACATTTTTTTGTTCATATTTATTTATTTATATAGTTTGTACGTCATTTTTAAATACATAACCTGGTATTCCATTCATAAAACTTGATCCAATTACTACAGAAAACATTTCTGCTCCTTTTGTACCTGTTAAAGTCATTCCTACGCCTGGATCTTTAAATTTATATATTACGCTAAAATTATCATCATATACAGTTGTGCCAATTTTAGAAAATACCTGTGTGGTACCACTTGGCGCATTGTCCTGGTAATTCCAGGCTTGTACTGATCCTTTTAACGCTGATTTCTTTTTAAAGGATGAAAAAAGTATGTAACCGATTGCAGCTAAACCTAATAATTTTATAGTCGATTGTTTTTTCATGTTAAAACTTATATTTAATTCCCTTACGAGAATAATTTGAGTTAATCGTGTTTATTTCCTGGTTGCTTAGATTACTACTTACAAATTGCTGTAAATCTTTCAATCCCTCAACAGGTATTCCAAAATAATACTCTTGTCTTGATCCAAAATTTTTATATAATGTTGCGACGTCTGCATCGTTTTGCACTCGGCATAATTGATATACAGCGTCGTTTTTGTCATCGGAAACTGAAGCAAATTTTAAATCCTGGTATATTTGATTTGCAATAACCTGCCATTCGCCCACTGACTTAGTTGGAGTTTGAGAAGATATTGCGCTTTGAATATATGATTGTACATTTTGCGTTTGTTCAGTTGTTTGAGCAATTTGTTCAGGTGATTGTAAAATACCTAATTTAACCAATAAAGGTCTTAGAACAAAATAATATCCACCGCCTATTAAGGCACCGGTTATTAAAATATTTTTAGTTGATTTGTCTATTTTAGGCATTTGTTAAAGGTTAAAAAAGTTACAGCATAAATAGTAAAGATTGTAATTTAGCAGCACTCATTTCGTCTAATTTACGTAAATGTTCTACTGTTACGCCTTTACTCATTAAACTGTTTACAATATTAATAACTTCATCTTCGTTTAATTCATTCAATCCTGATATACCTGCAATTCCAGTAGCTGCCATTTGTGTTTCCCCTAAACCTAATAATTTGCTAATACCTGCAATGGCTATTCCTTGTATTGCTGGATTTTCTAACATTTTCAAAAACATATTTTCAGGCTTAGGCTCTTCATCTTCAAATTCCTCTGCACTTAATTTGCTTAAAATAAGATTTTGACTTTCTGCGAGCCTGGTCATTGCATTTTCAAGTCTTGAATTACCACGATCCATTCCTGCAATATGTTGCATACTTAGTTGTGGGATTTCAGTAATTCTAAACCTGATTGATGCAATACTTTCTAAATTACTATCAATAGTATTTTTCTTATTAATTTGGTCGTATAATTTCAAACAATATAATGTTTGATCCTCTTGCATTTGCATTGCTTCCAATGTATTTGCTAATAATATACGTCCCTCTTCTTTGTCTGATCCTGTATATTGAAAATTCTTTTCCAATTTGGTCGGACTTGTATAAGTATAAACAGCGTAGTATGGACTGGTACTAAAACGATCGTACCAATCCATAACACCGTCTATGCCTACAATTTGGGGTTTTTGCGACATAATTTAATCTTTAAAAGTTGTAATAAACACCGAAGCTGTAAGCTGTTCCTGTAGTTGCTAATGCTGTCGGCAATACCACATAAGACTTAACCCAACTAATCGTAATACCGTTAATAACAGGGTTATTAAATACGTAAGGATCTGTAGCACTATTTACCATATTGTTAAATGCTAACAATGGCATGTTGTAAACTAACTGTAAATCCCCTGAATATAAAGTAATAAATGACTTT